TGAATTAGAAACAACAAAGGCCTTTAATCGTGCTGCAGGTATGGGCTTTGTAATCGTGCCAGCACAACCTTTTGGTTTTAATTATCTTGGCGGAAAATTACTCGCAGGTATCTGTTGTTCACATGAAGTCCGTGAAATGTTAAACAAGAAGTATGATATGAACACCTGCTTGTTTGAAACCACCAGTTTGTATGGCACCACAAAATCGGTGTCGCAGTATGATGGTATGAAACCTTATCTACGATTTGGCGGCGTAACTGAATCTGATTTTTTACCAATGATGCATGGCAAACCCTATGATGATTTGAAGAACTATGTTGAAGGTATTGTAGGTGAGTTTATTCCTGCTGATGCCTCTAGCCGTAAGTTAAAGATTAGTAACACAATTATTGCTATGATCAAAGCCGCATTAAAGAGCCACAAAAATGATTATGATGCATTTATGACCACTATTGAAAAGGCCAAAGGTTTGACTGAAAGAAAACGATACTATTATTCAAATTATGGTTTCTCCAATTTTAAAGATGTGGTTCTTGGAAAGACAGATAAACTTGTACCAGACAAGGAGAACTATGACAAACATCATCTGGAAAACATGGTAGAGTGGTGGAAAAAGAAGGCTTGTAGTAGATTTACAACACTTCAGACAGAAAACCGATTGAGGACAGAGATAGAAGTGTGGACAGGCGACAAAGAGATTGACATTATTCGTTAACCGTGATAGGATAAATATATGATTAATTAACGGAGTTTTTGATGGCCGATAAAACAGCTTTACAAGAATCTGCTCAAGCATTATTTTGCTCAATAGCTGACAATCTAGGTTCTATTAAAGTAGATTCTACTTTGAATTTAAAAAATTACCCTTCTTATGTAAATTTTAAGTTAAAAAATGAAAAATTAATTAAAGAATCTTTTGACAAAATTTCAACTCCTGGAATATCTTTTAAAGATATTGATTCTTTTTTAATTCAAAATGATGATTGGTATAAATCTTCTCTATTAATTGCTAATAAGTTAATTAAAGAAATAACCACTATTGATCCAGATTTTAAAATTAAAGTTAGCGGTTATCAAAATATTTTTTATTTTCGCGGCGATGAAGCTGTAATGGGTAATATACAAAAATTATTTGCTATAGCAAATAAAGCTCCAATAACCAAAGAAAACCAAGCATCTTTTGGAAACATTAATAAATGGAACCCAGCAGATATTTATTTTGCTAGCAAAAAAGCATATGATGCTATTATTGCTGATTTGAGAATTGCTAAACCAGGATCGTATAATTTTACTCATTTAAATGTTTTAACTGCTAATTTAATTGATAGTGGAGATTTGTTACCTTTATCTTTAAAAAAAACAACGTCAGATGTTGAAATCGTAAAAGTTAATTTTAGTCGTAAAGATGAACTTAAATATTTAAGTGGAATAAAATTTAAAAGTGTGACTAATTGGAAACCATATAAAAGAGTAACTTTTCCACAAAAAGGTGAAACCAGAGATATAAGAATTTTTTTGAATAATGACGGCGAAATAAAATTAAGACATGATCCTTCAGCAAAAAGATTCGTGACAGAATTTATTGGTGGCGGAGCAGAAGCAAGAGGAGGTTCAATTGGTTCTATGAAAATACTTTGTGAGTTATTAGGTTTTGTTGATCCAACAACATCTAGAAAAATTTTGGCTGCTTATGAAAAAGGTGAAAAAGAATATTACAAAGAAATGGAACCAATTGATAAAATGAGAACATCTTTAGATAAAAAAGATAAAAAATTATATGATTATATGCGTGGCCAAGCCAGCGCAATTAATATTATCAATAGAGTTATGCCAATTATAAAAGATTGGTTTAGTAGAAAAGATGCTAAATCATTAAATCAAATTAATGATTTTTTAAGAATAATGTTTGAATATGTAACATCAAGAACAGAACTTTCAGGTAGATTTGTAATCGCAAAATGAATTTCACAGAATTTTTAACAGAGGGTAAAGAAGGTAAGAATGTTCACCTTGAGCATATTGAGGATGAAGTTCTAAATTTTGGTGTATCAGGTGCCAGGTCTGCCATCAACTTTCTACAATCACTTCGCAATATGCTAGCAGGCAACTCTGATAGCAAAGTAAATGTCACAACAAAATGGGATGGTGCGCCTGCGATTTTTGCTGGCATTAATCCAGAGAATGGTAAATTTTTTGTTGGTACCAAAGGTGTGTTCAATGTAAATCCAAAATTAAACTACACAGACGATGACATTGATGAAAATCATTCTGCTGATGGCCTCAATCAAAAATTAAAAGTAGCGTTACGCTATTTACCAAAACTAGGCATCAAAGGCATTCTACAAGGTGACATGATGTTTACAAAGGGTGACATTGATACAAAAACAATTGGTGGTGAATCGTATGTTACCTTTCAACCAAACACCATTGTTTATGCGGTGCCATCGGATACAAAGTTGGCACAATCTATGTTAAGTGCTCACATTGGTGTTGTGTTTCATACATCATATACTGGCAAAAAGATGCAAGATATGAAGGCTTCTTTTAATGTAGATATTGGTAAATTATCAACCACAAAAGATATTTGGTTTCGTGATGCATCATTTGTTGACACTTCTGGCTCCGCTACATTTACAGAAGAAGAAACGAAACAACTTACAACAATTCTTTCATTGGCGGGTCGCACATTTCAAAACATTAGTGCTGCAACTTTAAACCGAATTTCCACAAATGAAGTAATTAAAACTTATATTAAAACATTTAACAATGCTAAAGTGCGTGAGGGTAAAAAGATTGCAAATACAAATCAACATACATTAGAATTAATTCGTTCAGTTGAAATTAAGCTAAATAAAGATATTACAGATGTAAAGAAAGAAGAAACAAAAAGAAAACGTATTGCAGCAAAGACCGAAATTATGCGGTTCTTTCGGCAAAATGCAGCACAACTACGATTTATTTTTGATTTACAGAATTTATTGGTTGATGCCAAGTTAATGATTGTTCGTAAATTAGAAACAGTCAAATCGATTGGCACATTTATAAAAACAGAAAACGGATTTAGAATTACTGCACCAGAAGGTTTTGTTGCGGTAGATAGATTAAAAGGTAATGCAGTAAAGTTAGTTGATCGATTAGAATTTAGTCAAGCTAATTTCAATGCTGCAAAAAATTGGGACAAATAAATGGCATACGACATTAATAAAATAATGGCAGAATATGAAGGTGATGACTTTGGTTTTACCGCAGTTGATGAAGCGGAGTATCAGGCTGTTATCGCAGAAAAAGATGAAACAGTAGAAGAATATAAGGCTCGTTTGCAGCAAATAGAAAAAATTATTATGCCGTTTCTGACAAATCTTTATAAATCTGCAAATCAGCCATACATTCATTGGCCAAATCGTGGTCCAATTTTAGAAAAACAAATACAAAAAATTCTTAATTTGACACGAGGCTAAAGTATATATAATTAATATACAATGGAATTATTATGAAAGATTTGATAATTGGCGGTGCAACAAACTATGATTGGTCTAAGTTAAAATATTGGATCAACTCAATCAATCAATCAGGATTTCAAGGTGATAAAGTCCTGATTTTAATGAACTGTGACAAAGACACGGTAAAGAAAGTTTCTGATGCCGGGTTTATGGTCGTTGGTTTTCAACAAGATCCTCAAGGCAATTTAATTTATCCACAAACAGGTCGAGCACCTCATGTGGAAAGATTTTTGCACATCTATAATTTTCTCTTACAAAATGAGTATCGGTTTGTTGTTACCACCGATGTAAAAGATGTTGTTTTTCAAAAAAATCCAATAGAGTATATAAGCACCACATTATCAGAAGATAAAAATTTAATGTTTGCATCTGAGAGTATGTATTATAAAGATGAGCCATGGGGTAATCAAAATCTTTTTGAAACTTTTGGCGAATTCATTTATAATAATTTTAAACACAATGAAATTTATAATGTAGGAGTTCTTGCAGGTCGTGGCTATGCTGTGAGAGATTTAATTTGCAATATTTTTGTTTCAACACAAGGTAAACCAATACCTATCTGTGATCAATCTACATTTAATTTTATGATTTCAATGTCGCCGTATAGAGAAACATCGGTATATTTACGATCTGAAGATGCATGGGCAGCACAACTTGGCACCACAGCAGATCCAAGTAAAATTGAACAATTTAAACCATTTCTAATAGAGGCACAACCAAAAATAAATGAGAATGAAATAACAACATCTACCGGTATACCCTTTACAATTGTTCATCAGTATGATAGAGTACCACAATGGAAAAAAGTGATAGAGGCGAAATATGGCTAAAAAAGTATTAGTAACAGGCGGCGCAGGTTTTATTGCTCACCATGTAATTGAAACATTAATTGAGAAAACTGATTGGGAAATTATATCTCTTGATCGATTAGATTTTTCTGGCAATTTAAATCGTTTACATGATGTAATGAGCGGTTTTGATGTAGAAACACGAAAACGAGTTAAAGTTATTTTCCATGACCTTCGGGCAGAACTTAATTCACAACTTGTAAATTCTCTCGGTGATGTAAATATTATTTTACATTTAGCTGCAGGCTCTCATGTTGACCGTGCTATCAAATATCCAATGGATTTTGTTTTAGATAATGTTGTTGGCACAGTTAATTTATTAAACTACGCTCGCAATCTCAAAAATTTAGAAAGATTTATTTATTTTTCCACAGATGAAGTTTTTGGTCCTGCACCAGATGGTGTTTATTATAAAGAATATGACCGTTACAATTCAACAAATCCATATTCTGCATCGAAGGCTGGTGGACAGGAAATGTGTGTTGCATTTGAAAACACATATGAAATGCCAATCTATGTGACTCATACAATGAATGTATTTGGTGAAAGGCAGCATCCAGAAAAGTTCATTCCACTTTGTATTCGTAAAGTAAGAGATAATGAATCTGTAACAATTCATTCAAATCCTACAAAAACAAAGGCAGGTTCACGGCATTATATTCATGCAAAAGATGTGGCTGAAGGTATGTTACATATTTTAAATTTGAAAGGTCCTTTTGTTCAAGACTATGGTGGTGCCAAATGTCCTAAATTTAATTTAGTTGGTAAAGAAGAGATCGATAATCTATCTCTTGCCAAAATGGTGGCACAGGTTCAGAATAAAGAGCTTAAATATGAGATGATTGATTTTCATTCTGCAAGACCTGGACATGATTTGCGATATTCATTAAGTGGTGAATATATGGAGTCTTTAGGGTGGAAACCACAAATAGCATTAAGTGAAAGAATTGAACAAGTTGTAAATTGGACTTTAGCAAATGATAGGTGGCTAAAATGAAAATAGCATTATGTTTAAGTGGGCAACCAAGATGTGTTAAGCAAGGTTATGAATATCACAAAAAAAATCTATTAGATCATTATGATGTAGATGTTTTTTGCCATGTTTGGGAAGCACCAGGCGTAGAAGAAGTTGAACTGTATCAACCACTCGCTATGATGATAGAAAAGCCTTTAACAAATGATTTATCAAAATACACCAGAGTTCCGCCACCACAACCAAATTGGAAAGTAAAAGACCCAGCTCGTGCAGCATGGAATCTTACATACTCTTTGATGAAAGCAAATGAGTTGTGTCAAACATCAGAGATAAAGTATGATTGGGTTATTCGCTCTCGCTATGATTTTGCTTTAAATGTTGTCATACCTTTTTTAGATGATTTAGACAATACAAAGCTTTATATACCAAATTGCCGTATGACACCGCAAAGAGATTTTGGTAATGATCAATTTGCTTTTTCTTCACAAGAAAACATGAACAAGTATGCAGATTGTTTTAATCAAATTGATAAATTTTATGATAATGGAACCACCATGATTGGTGAAGAAATGATGTCAGCAAATTGGAAAGAAAAAGATTTAGTTGGAGAAAATTTAATGTATTTTAATCCTAATCACCCGTTTCCGCCAGGCCCACATAACGGCACTTGGCATAGCCTATTGAGAGAAGATTTTGAATCTTGGCAAAAGTAATAAAACAACTGAAAGGTCATTCAATGAGTAAAGTTGAATTAATGCAAAAAGATAATGACATTTTTGTCCGTAAAACTGGTGGTGTTGGCCGCAATCTAGAGAGGTACAATGCTTTATCACGCCTTAATCTACCTGTTCCAAAATTATTAGAAGTGTATGGTGATTCATATGATATGGAATATATTCAACATGAAGATATGCAAACGTATTTGACATTACATGATGTAAAAAATTTAGCAGAATTTATTACACAAACAATCACTACATTATCAAAAGATGTAATAGAAAAAGATTATTCACACACCTATGATCAAAAGTTGTCTGTATTTCCATGGACAAGATATGAATTGCCATTTACAGCCAATGAGTTATATGCTAAACTGCCAAAAACTTTACCCTCATCTGAATATCATGGTGATTTCACATTAGATAATATTCTATATGATTTGAAAAACGATTTTGTATTGATTGATCCACTAACCACAGAATATGATTCGTATGTTTTTGATTTAGCAAAACTTCGCCAAGACATTACTTGCAAATGGTTTGTTCGTAAAGAAACTTTTTATTTTGATTCTAAGCTTAAAGTAATTGAAAATGCCATCAAACCATTTGAATATAGTATAAACGATTACCTATTAATACTGATGCTTATGCGTGTTTTACCATACACATATTTTAATGATGATAAACTATTTGTTGAAAGTGAGATAAAAAAATTATGGAAGTAATTATTCCTTGTGCAGGTGCTTCATCACGATTTCCTAATATGAGGCCAAAATATTTGTTGACTGATTATGCTGGTCGCCTGATGGTTGAAAATGCAGCAGAACATTATATTGATAAACACCGCGTCACAATTGTAATACTTAAAGAGCATGATGAAAAATATATGGCTCGCAAAAAATTAGAAGAAGCACTTGGTAGCAAAGTAGATATTGTTGTATTGGATAAATTAACAAAAGGCCCGGCTGATACTGTTTATCAAGCCATTAAACGAGGTCGTATAAATCCATTGGCACAATTATTGATTAAAGATTGTGATGGATTTTATAAAACGCCAGAGCAAGATGGAAATGTAATTTATATTGCTAAACTATCAAAGCACCCACGCATACGAACTGCTGGTGCTAAAAGTTATACTCTTACAAATGATCAAGGTATTATTAACTCCGTTATTGAAAAGAAAATTGTAAGCGACCATTTCTGTGTTGGCGGTTACCAATTTGAAACTGCACAAAGTTTTGTTGATACATTTGATAAATTATTAACAACAGATGAAATCTTTGTGTCTAATATTGTGGACTATATGATTTCACAAAACAACATATTTTTTGAAAGTGAAGTAAAAAACTTTATTGATGTTGGCACCGCAGAAGATTGGTTTGATTTTAACAACAAGCCAACTTACTTCTGTGATATTGATGGCACTATTATTAAATCTAAATGGGATTATTATACAGAAACAGAACCATTATGGGACAATGTGGCAGCTTTGTTAAGTAAAAAGAAATCTGGTTGTAAAATTATTTTTACCACATCACGCTTAGAAAAACATCGTAAGTTAACAAGAAGTATTTTAGATGAACTTGGTTTTGATGATTGTGAATTAATTATGGGTGTTCATCATACAAAGCGTATTTTGATAAATGATTATGCTAACTCTAATCCATATCCTACAGCCGTTGCAGTCAATATCAAACGAGATAGTGAAGATTTAGGAGATATGATTTGAATATCTTTATTACTGGTGCTGCAGGTGGCATTGGTTCTACACTTGCACTCAAGTTGACACAGATTGGCCACAAAGTAATTGCATATGACAATTTAAACAATGGCTATGAACAAAACCTAAAAGAAAACGGTAAGTTTTTTTGTCAATTTATTCGTGGTGATATAAGAGCAGATTATCGTTTTATAGCCAATTACTTTGACCACCACGAAATAGATGTTATTATTCATCTTGCAGCCATCACTTCTTTACCACAATGCGAAACTGATCCACACACTTGCATTGATGTAAATGTTGGAGGCACCGCAAATATTCTTAATGCAGCTCGCCGTAAAGGCATTCATGTCATCGTTGCTAGCACTTCAGCTATCTACGAAAACAATGATCCAAAAGAAGCGCCGTTTAAAGAAAGTATAAATGTAATTCCAAGATTGTTTTATCCATTATCAAAGAAACTTATGGAAGAAACAATACAATCATTTATACGAAACTATGATATGAATATTACAACTTTGCGATTTTTTAATGTGTTTGGTCCACGCCAAGATATTCATCGCAAATCACCACCTCTGATGAATTACATTGTGCGTCAGGTAAAAAGAAAAGAACCAATTATACTTTATTCATCTGGCAATCACCCGCGAGATTATATTCATGTAGATGATGTGGTGTCAATGATTGAAAAAGTATTATCAAGAACTGATCGGCAAATTTTTAATGTTTGTACTGGCACATTGACTTCTGTAAGTGATATTGTAGTATATGCGAAAAAAGCTTTTGGTTCATTTGATTATAAATTTGATCCGCCTGTTAAATATTGGTCAGGATATGATGAACTTTATGCTGGCGCCAAACCAATACAAGATTTTGTAATTGAAAATGAAGTTAAAAAGTTTTCATTAGGTTGTACAAAGAAAGCTGAAGAGTTATTAAATTGGAAACCAAATAAAAATATTGAATTATTAATGATTGAATCAATGAAACAAAATTATGAACTTTATTCCAAATAAAAATCTATTTATTGTAACATCGGCCTTACATACTAATATTGGTATTATTAATGAGCAAGATAGATTATCACAAACAATTAAAACATTAGAAAATCTCAAAGAAAAAGTGCCTGATGCAATGGTTCTTTTAGTTGATGGTTCACCACATAATATAAGTGAAGATGTAAAAAATAAAATTGGTGAATACTGCCAAGTGCTTTGGTTTAATCAACATCCAGATGTGTGTGCGATGGCCTCATCTGGTCGCAAAAGTGAGGCTGAAATTATTATGTTGTTTGCTACTCTTGTTCATTTAAAACAAAATAAATCAATACATGAAGTAAAACGAATTTTTAAATACTCTGCACGAACCATATTAGAAGATGATTTTGATATCAAAGAATACGATAATTTATATGGTAAATATGTTTTTAAAAAAGCTTTACCATCTTGGATGTCACATGAAAGAAAAACAAATATTACTGACCATTTATATATCACGAGATTTTATTCTTTGTGCCCATCATTATTAGATAATTATTTACAGACACTACAACTAATTTTAAATAATGTTATTCAGCATGGCATTGACACAGAACACTCACATTACTTGTGTTTAGATAAAAGATATGTTGTTGAATTTGACAGAACAAAATGTGCTGGTATTGTGGCTGGCTCAGGTGAAACGGAGAGATATTAATGGATCTTTATGACTATTGGGTGAACAATACAGGTAAAAAAATTACAAAATGGACACACTACTTTTGGGTATATGAAAAACACTTTGCATCTTTGCGTGAAAAAGAATTTAAGATGCTAGAGATTGGTGTTTTAAATGGTGGTTCATTAGAAATGTGGCGTGAGTATTTTCCAAAAGCTACAATTGTTGGCATTGACATTACACCATCGTGCAAAGAACATGAGCAAGCGAATAAAAATATTCATGTTCGTATTGGTGATCAAACAGATGAAAAGTTTCTACAGGAATTGATTGATGAATTTGGTGCTTTTGATTTAATTATAGATGACGGTTCACACCAAGTTGCTCATGTTAATAAAACATTTCAATTTTTATTTACTCAATTAGCAGACAACGGCATTTACTTTATTGAAGATACTCACGCTGCATATTGGGATTCTCACGGTGGCAGTATAACATCACTTCAATCTATTAATAATGTTGCTAAAGACCTCATTGATTCTATTAATGCAGATCATACCAAAGGGCAAAAATTACCTGATTATTTCACAAAAAATATCAAATGTATGTCAGTGTACGATTCTGTTTTAGTTTTTGATAAAGGAAACGTAGGTCGCAAGGCACCAGAAGAATATGGCGGCCCTAAATCAGATGAAGTTTTAATCATTCGAACTCATTAATTATATAAATACCGTATCATTGTAACGCTGCAGAGGCGGGAGATATATGAAATTTAATGAATTCCTACGGGAATCAAAAGAAAAACATGCAGTTATGGCTTTTGGCCGGATGAATCCGGTCACAATAGGCCATGAAAAACTTGTCAATAAAGTGCAAGAAGTTGCTAAAAAAGTTGGTGGCTCTGCACACATTGTTGTCTCTCATACACAAGACGCAAAGAAAAATCCTCTTACTTCTGAACAAAAACTAAAACACGCCAAGCGTGCATTTCCTGGTGTCAACGTCACTGCATCTGATGAATCTGCACCAAATTTCCTAGCACAAGCCGCCAAATTACACAAACAAGGTGTAACTCATTTTCATATGGTTGGTGGCTCAGATCGTGCGGAAGAATATCATAAACTTTTGCACAAATATAATGGCGTAAAAGGCTCACATGGTTCATATAACTTCAAACACATTAAAGTTCATTCAGCAGGCGATAGAGATCCTGATGCTGAGGGTGTTGGAGGCATGTCAGCATCTAAAATGCGTGAACATGCTGCAAATGGTAATTTCAAAGAGTTTCGTAAAGGCGTGCCATCAGCAATGTCTGATGCTCATGCAAAAGAAATGTATGGTCATGTTCGTAAAGGAATGGGCATGAAAGAAGATATTGATGAAGAATTCGAAAAATTGCTTACAGAAAATGTAAATGATAGAGCTATATTTAAAGCAGTGTTTCTTGTTGGTGGTCCAGGTTCTGGTAAAGATTATGTACTTGACAATACACTACAAGGCCATGGTCTTACAGAAATTAGTTCTGATAAAGCATTAGAGTTTCTTATGAACAAAGAGGATCTCAACAAAACAATTAAACGCATTAGAAATATGGCCGAGTTAAGGCAACACCTTGCATTTACTGGATGTAATGGTCTTATTATAAATGGCACTGGCGATGATTATGATAAAATTAAACAAATCAAAGAACAATTAGAAAAAATTGGTTATGATACGTCCATGATTATGGTCAGTACAACAAATGAGGTTTCTGCTGCACGAAACATTGAAAGAGGCCAAATGGGCGGCCGCTCAATGCCAGAAGATGTTCGCCGTCAAAAATGGGAATCAGTGCAAAATACAAAACCAAAACTAGCAAAAATATTTGACAATTATTATATGGAATTTGATAACTCTGAAAATTTAAAAACAGCATCATTAGATATTATAAAAGCTAAAAAAGAAGAAATAAACAATCTTCATAAAAGCATTCAAGAATTTGTAGCTGAACCGCCAAAAACAAAATTAATATTAAATTCATCTGTAAATGAAGATTTGCGTAAGTGGTTTAGCAAAACTGATCCAGCCGGTGATTGGAAAAGAATCAATAGTAAAGGTGAAGTTGTTGGGCCTTGTGCGAGAGAACCAGGTGAGCCAAAACCAAAATGTATGTCAAGAGCAAAACGTGAGTCTCTAACAAAACAAGAAAGAGCGGCAGCTGTGCGAGCCAAACGCCGACACGATCCAGATCCTGAACGTAAAGGCAAACCAATTAATGTATCTAACTATGGTAAAGGCAAAATATCTGAGGAGAATGACAATGTTAAAATTCATCAAAAATCTATTCAAAACTTCCGATCCACATCCATTAGAATCGGTCACACAAGCATCGCTGAGCAAACCAGTGGACTTAACACCGAAGGAGTCACCGAACTCACCAGTGCCAACGAATACGCCAAAGGAGATGGCATCCAGCTCCAAGCCGGAAACCAAGCCGACAAATCAACAAAAATCACGCTCGCTCAAATCAGGCAGCGGCAAAAAGAAAAAGTAAAAGAATCAATTGACAAAGGCATTGAACCAGGTTTGTCTATGGGTCAAAGTGGCGAAAATCTAACTCGCAAAGGTTTAAAGGTAAAACAAAATGTTAAACCATTTGAAGAAATGATTGGTGCAGGCGGTGAAGATGCCACATCAATGAGTGATTTTAATGATAATGTATTGAAGCAAAAAGGCATTAACATTAAAACATTTAAAGCAAAAAGGCCAATAGGATGAAATCATTTAAATCTTACATTCAAGAAGTAGAACTTGATGAAGTAGCTGCATGGCAACGCAAAGAAGGTAAATCTGAATCTGGTGGTTTAAATCGTAAAGGTATTGAATCATATCGCCGTGAGAACCCAGGTTCAAAACTTTCTATGGCAGTTACTACAAAGCCAAGCAAACTAAAACCAGGTTCAAAGGCAGCAAAACGCCGTAAATCTTTTTGTGCAAGAATGGGCGGTATGAAGAAGCGTTTGACTTCTGCAAAAACTGCAAATGATCCAGATAGCCGTATCAACAAGGCATTAAGAAAATGGAACTGTTAATACTTACAGAAAAAAAATAAACTAGGAGAACTACAATGAATCTTAACAAAGAACTTGGCTCAGTTGCTGAAGCAGTTAAAAAAGTAATGGAAGCCGAACTTTCGTCAAAGCAAAAACAAATTGCTAAAATGGCAGAGCCAAAACATAAGATTGATGCCGGTGATTTGGCTAAACTTCGTGCAGGCCATAAACCTGTTAAAGAAGAAGCTGAGCAGATTGAAGAACTGAAAAAATCTACTCTTGGTTCTTATGTTAAAAAAGCATCCAAAGATTTAGCTAATCAATCTTTTGACCACGGCGAAGATGAGCACCGCCAATATGGTGATCCAGAAGATACTGAAAGAGAAGATGAAATGAAAAAAAGAGAGCGTGACATTGAAAATCGCCAAAAAGGTATCAATCGTGCAGCTAAAAAACTCTCTAAAGAAGAAATTGAACAAGAAGAAAAAAGCTTTATGACTTTCTCTGAAATGCTTGCTGCATATAAAGAATATGGCCTTGCTGTAATTGCTGAAGAACCAACACAAGATGAATATGAGAAAGAAGTTGATAAGGCTAAAGATAAATCACAAGGTAAAGAAAAAGCTGAAGTTGCAAAACCTCTTGTGCAAGCAGTAAAGCAAGAAGAAACTCATAAACAAGTAGAAGTTATTGATATGACCGATCCAAATGAAATAAAAGTTTCTACGATTGATTTAGATGAGCGCTCAATGACAAAACCAGAGATGGAAAAGCGTGAAGACATTGTAAAAGGCATGAAAAAGAAAATGTCTGGTTTCAAAGAGCGTTATGGTGATCGTGCAAAGAATGTAATGTATGCAACCGCAACTAAACAGGCAATGAAATATTAAAATGAAAACTTTATCTCAATTGCGTGAAAAATGTTGGCCTGGTTATGAAAAAAAAGGTATGAAAACATTATTTGGCAAACGATATCCTAATTGTGTTAAAAAAGAAAGTGTGAATGAAGCAAATGCAGCTGCAATCGCAGCTGCTACAGCAATTTCTAAGAAAAAATCTGGTAATTATGATAAAGAAGGAATGAGAAAAACACCATATAAAAATCCTGATGCGCCAAATATAAAAAGTAATGCACAACGCCGTAAAGAAATGAATGAGAATTTTGCTGGTGATAAACCACAACAAGTGGCAGGATCAGCACAAGCAACTTTAACAGATAAACCAAATAAAGAACCTATGAAAACTTATAAACAACTTAAAAACATTACAGAGCTATCAACAGAGCTCTTACATCGTTACAAAGAAAAAGCTGCAGCTGATGCTTCTAAAGCTGATAAAGCAGGTAATTTTGAACGCGGCAACAAACGGTTCTCTGGTGTTGTCAAAGCGACCAATAAACAATTTGCTAATTTTAAGAAAAAAGGTTTTAGTGAAGAAAAAGATGAAAAAGAATATGACTATGAAGGTGAAATGGTCAAATCTGATTTACGCTCAGTCATTGCTAATGCAAATCGTTTAATTGATATGCTTGAAGATGATGATAATTTACCAGAGTGGTGTCAAAATAAAATTACTTTAGCCGAAGATTATATTTCAACTGTTGCAAACTATATGACAGCTG